TCAGTTCCAGCGTCCCGTCATAGTCCATAACCGTCATCAGATTGTCGATTACGATAAACCGGACTCCGTACTGTTTAATACTGGTCAGAATGGTTTCTATCAGATATTCCTGAGTGTGGTTGTCATCCTCTTCCTCATCAGGCGGGTCATAGATAAAAACCCTGTTGCACATCTCTGACTCCGTAATCTTCTGGTACATCTCATCGGTTAAGCCGTCATATTCGTTCAGATTGTGCTTTCCTGCTATCTGGAACACCATCCAGTTTTTTACGCTCCACGACTGCATTTCCCCGGAATAAATCATTGTCGGATAACCCTGATCCATTGCCATTGCCGCCCACTGGGATGCCATTGTTGACTTACCGTCTCCAGCCGCGCCGGTCAGGATGATCAATTCGCCAAAATAAAATTTGCAGCGTTTGTCGATTTCCGATATTCCCGTCCTCATCCAATCCAGATCATCAAGGGACATTCTCTGTATGTCTTTGAATTTTTTCAGCCTGGGAACCGGGATCGGCTCTGCGTTCTCCACGCACTTCCTGACCGCATCAGGCCCGTATTTTTGCAAGATCTCATTTGCGTCTTTGCAGTCCCGATAGTCTTCCGGCCTGACAGACTTCACGGTTCCGCGGAACCTTGTTTTCATGCCATCGAGTAATGATATTTCTCCATTTTCATAGTCTCCGAACACTACCAGTTCATCGAACCGGCTTATGAAATTGAAACAGTGTGGGAACCATGTAAATCCGTTTTTCCCAAGCGGCACGGAGACTGCATTCTCGATGCCGGCCATTGCGCAGCTGAGTGAGTCAATCTGGCCTTCCGTCATCACGATTGTCTTGTTTTCAAAGTTGCAATGGTTCATGCCGAACAGTATCGGCTTCCGGTTTGCTTCACACCATTCTTTACTTCCTGTTGTCTCTCCCTTCTTAAATGTTGTATTTCTGTATTTCACGAACCACATTTCGTCATTCTCATCCATGAACGGGAAAACGATAATGTCGTCATTGCTTTTGTCTGCCGTGATCTCATACTTCTTTGTAATTTCTTCGCTGATGCCTCGGCTTTCCATATATCTGATAGCGGCATCCTTTGGAGTGATCGCCCTCCGTATGAATTTCCGGTATCTGTTTCGCTTCAGGTAATAATCATCAATTCCGGCATCTCCGAGCGAAAACGCTTCAAAGTCCTGTGCGAGCACGATCATATTGCCTTTTCTTCCGCATGATCCTCTCTTGCAGTTCCAGGTTCCAGTATCGAGATTGATTGCGAACGTGTCCTTGTCTTTATGCGGTCCGCCATGACAATATGGGCAGTATCTGAAACGCAGCTCTTTCCCCTTCTGGAACACTTCCGCTCCAATCACATCCGCAAACCTGAATGCGTCATCTTTGTCGAATTCGTACAAATCCCGCATCATTCATCCTTCCTTATCCAATCCGGCTCTCCTTCCAAGGTCGCGTTCCCTGCTTCGTCAATAGCAGGGGAACCGACCGTAGGAAGGTTATGGTCATTGTTATTGGCATTCCCATTGCCATTAACATTCCCATTTACATTAATGGTTGTGTTTTTAGGTTGTGTTTTTTTCGGTCTGCCAGGACCGCCCCTGTTTCCCTTTGCGTTTTTGTTCCCTTTTGGCGCGCCGCCCTTCTTGTGTTTCTTCTGGGCGTCCACCTGTGCGAACCACGTCATCATGACCGCCTGGAGAACAACGTCATCGGAGTTGTCCGGCATTTCGCCGTATAAGCCGTATCGGATGATCTGCATCATTGCTTTGACTTGTTTATCTGTTCCGAGAAGTGCGACAGACTCAAACCATGTCTGGTAGATGATTACGGACTCGTTTTCAGCTGCCATCAAAATCACCTCTCTCCAACCGTTCTTTCATATCTCTGTAGAGAATTTCCTTAATCAACTCCCCGGAAGTATCTGACTTGCAGAACAACGGAACAATGTTGTACCGGATCGCCCAGGCTGTCAGCGTTGCCTCAAATGCCTTTGCGTTGAACCGGCTTCGGTATCTGTGCTGCATGATTGCTTCCCAGCTTCCGTTCTCCACCAGGAGAAAAACTTTCGCACCGGCAGCGGCTGCCCGCTCGAACTCTCTCCGGAAGCGGTCCCGGCCTCTGGTAAAGCACATTGCCAATTCGTCCAGGCTCATTTTCCGTTCGATGCAGCAGATCGGCTTTATTGCGGAGCCGGTTCCATACAGATCACCGTCCGGAAGCGTTATCTGTCCGCAGTAATCGCAATAGGATAGCGTTGCCCGTTGAACAGGCACCCCGAACGCCCGGAAACGTTCTTCGGACTTCGGAGTGCGCTGCTCTCTGGTGTCAGCTATGATCCGGAAAGTCTTCAGGACTTCTCTGACCTCAAAGTTATCCATCAGAACGGAATTTCGTCATCAGCAGCCTCCGGGACAGACATAAAGCCATCGGAGCCGGTTGCCGCCGAATTCGATCCGGTTATCAGCTTGTCCTTCGGCATCCTTCCGGGTTTGCCGTTTCGGACATCGTCAGCCGGACAGGTCCATTTCAACTGGATGTGGTCGTACACGTTCCCGTTGTATTCGGACTGATGGTTGTGGAACTTGCCACCGATCAGCTTGCCTTTCAGCGTCTTAATATCGCCGCCGAACACAAAACCGCCGTTGCTGTCTTCCAGATCCGCAAAGAACGTGTTCCAGTTGTCCCAGACATACTGCTGACTGCTGTCGTTCGGAACGTTCAGGTTGAATATCGCATCAGCCGGCCACTTCTTGTCTTCGTTGGCGTTTCCGTCGAACATGGCCTGATAAAAGCCTTTCTGCTCACCTTCCGCAATGTCGAACGCGATCCGGATCACTTCATCGCCTGACGGCCACTTTTCCTCTTTTGCGTTCTTGATTGCGACCACATACGCGCCTTTCGGCAGCAACTGGAATGATTTGCGTCTTTTGGATTTGTCGTATTTGGGTAATGCCATTTGTTGTTATTCCTCCTTATTTCAAAAATGTTTCAATTCCGTTGAAATAATCGTTTGTATCGTTGATGGCTATCGTTGTAAACGTTCCACCTGGATACGGCTCTACATATATGTCCGGAGATGCTTGAGTCGGAATTGGATCTCCGCAATCTATATTGCTTTCCGTGAATACAATCTCGGCTTCACGTCCGGCCCATTTTTGCTGAATGTATGCATCGGCGCAGCAGACACCTTTATACCAATACAGCCATTTGGTCTTTAGCCTTGTTGACGCAACGCGAATGTCGAACGGAAACGCTCCAAGCAATATAAGACCGTTTGACACGGGCGAAGACTGATAATCAATTACCCCGTTAAGCTTTCGGGCCATTATTTCATTCTGGATGCCATCAGAATTTGATTTGACTTCCGCATATTTGTTGTATTCCGGGAAAAAGAAGTCGGGTTTATATCGTTCTCCGTTCCATCCAGTTGCTGTGATTGGTTCATATACATAGATGATGCGGGTCAAATCAAAAAACCGCGCCCATTTTGCTTCGTTTCTGCTTCGGAAGTGTACTCCGTTATAGAACGTTTCTTTTGCTTTGTACTCCATAATCAGCCCCCCAGTCCGTAATACTCCCGAATAGCTGTGTCCACTGCCTTCAAGTCATTTGGTATTTCAAGCGGAAACATATCTTCCGGAGTCTTGGCGGTACTCTGTCCGTTCGCCTGTGTGAAGAATTTGTGGTCCTGACAGTACAGGACAATGTCAAAGCATCCTTCGACTGTCAGTTTCTCGTCCAGCATCTTGCCGATCGTCTTGACCTTCTCACGTCCGTCCGTGTCCAGCTCGGAGTGATGCAGAAAGTACACGATCTTGTCATCGTCTTCCAGATCGTTCACGAAATGGATAAGATCCCGGAACTTTTGAGCCATGCTTGTAAATTTGTCGTATCCCTTTTCATATGTCCGGTCGAACAGTTCATTAACCATGAGATACTGGCTGTCATCAATCACGATGGACTTTGCTTTTGCCTTGCGAATCGCGTTCATGATCCATGAGTATTTCGCCGCGTTTACCTGTGCCGCGTCCCTGGCTTCTCCGTTCGTTGGGTCTTTCGGGACTTTGACTGTTTTAATCTCCGTGCGGAATGGTAACCGGCCTTTTTCGACTGAAATCACGCCGACTTCATCCGCGGCAAAGTTTTTCAGGCTGTACGTCTTGCCGGAGCCACTTCTTCCTATAACTAATACTGGTATTGCCATTTGTGTCCTTTCTGCCAGTGTGCTATACTGGTCTTGATGATGATTATGTTGTCATTTGTGTCTTGACCGTTTCTGTGCCAGCAGAGCGGTCATTCTTCGTCTGGGATCAGCTTCATAAAGTTGTCCCGTGCATACTGACGGAAGCAGTCCTCGCATAGGCAGTCGCCCGGATCCGGCTCGAAGTAAAAGTCTTCCTGTATTGGTTCCTGGCACATATCGCACACCTGTCTCGATGCCAACCACCGCTCCTGCTCTGTTTCCCGTTCCTCAAAGTCCTGTTCGGCCCATGTTGTCGCCATTTGCTGATACCTCAGCGTATCCGCAGACTTTCCGTCTGCTCCATATGGCACCAGCTAAAAGCAAAGCCTTCCTTCAATGCTTCCCTAATTGCCTTGCTGTCCGGGACCGGGTCCGGCTGGATCATGAAGTCGTGCGGTATCTGTTTTTCATCGTCAATGATCAGTTTCGCCGGGTTCTTCTGGATGCCAAACGAGAACAGATCCGTTTTGAATTTCGTCTTGCCGGTCGCTTCCATTGCCGACTGCAGTGCCTCCTTCATGCGCTTAATGTTGTTTTCGCAAACCGTCCGGCGCGTGTAGAGACGTTTCTCTTCCGCCTTCAGTGCTGCAGCGTCCGATTCCAGTTGCTTCATCACTTTGGCATAGCCG